TCAGGCGGTTTCGTCGAGCCGTTCGGCGAGCGCGTCGACCCGGGCGGCGAGGCCCTTGACCGCCGACATGGTGGCGCCGATGGCGTCCATCGCGTCGATGGTCCGCCCGTCGCCCGCGAAGGCGGCCGCGAAGTCCTCGGCATAGGGGCCGATATGCGGCGTCGGGTCGCCGCGATAGCGCCAGCGCTCGACATCGAGGCCGCGCAGCCTGGCGAGGCTGTCGGCATGGTCGGCCGGCCGGTTGCCGGTCTTCACCGCGCGGCTCGACGGGAAGAACAGCGTGGCCGCGCCGAGCGCCTGGCCGAGCCCCTGGCGGAGCTGGTTCCACTGCCCGAGCTGGGCGTTGTAGCGGTTGAGCCCGGCCTGCTGCGCCAGCGCGTTGGCGCCGAGCACGTCGGGCGGCGCGGCGCGGGCGAAGCGGGGCAGGCCGACCGGCGCGACCTGCTGGCCGCCGAGCAGGGCGGCGAGCTCGTTGAACTGCTGCTGGCGCAGCGCCGCGCGCTCGGCGAAACCCTGCTGGCGGGCAGTCGACCGGCGGTTGAAGACGCGGTCCGCCTCGGCCCCGCCTTGCGCCACCGCCGCCCAGGCCGCGTCCTGGCGGGCGCGGTTGCCGGCATCGACGAGGCGGCCGTACTCGTCGCCGCCGGCGCTGCCCGCGGCGATCGGCAGCCCGCGATTGGCGAGGCTCTGGCGCAGCCGGCTCTCCTGGCGCTCGAGCTCCGGGTCGAGCAGCTGCATGGCCCGGCTGTAGGCCGCCCGCTCGGCGCGGCCGCGCAGCGCCTCCAGCCCGGCGGCGTCGAACCCCGGCGGCAGGCCGGCGGTGTCGAGCCGGCCGAATTGCAGCCCCCGCGCCCGGTCCAGCGCCTGGCCGGCGAGCGTGCGGCCGATCGCCTCCTGGCGAGCGCGGAAATCCTGCTGGTAGGGGGTTTCGACCACCATCGTCGCGTTGCGCGACGCGGCGGGGTCGAAGGCGAACTGCCCGTCATCGGTCACCTGGCCGTAGACCAAATTGCCCTGCGGGGTGAACTGGGTGATCCGGTTGGCCTCCGCCTGGGCCTCGATCAGCTTCGCCGGGTCGGGTACGGGGGGCGGTTTGGGGGGTCTTTTTCCCATGTCGATCTCCTGTCCAGCGGCATTCTCGCCGCAGCATCGAATAGACGGCGGCGTCCTCGCCGGTCGCCCAGGCTTCGCGGGCCATGCCCTCGTAGCGGAAGCCCAGCCGCTCGACGAAGCGCCTGGCGGTCCGGTTGCCGCGCCTGACGGTGGCCTGCACCCGGCGCGCGCCGAGCTGTTCGAACGGGTAGCGGAACAGCGCCTCCAGCACCCAGCGCCGGCACCAGCGCGGCGAGGACGACGCGATGCTCATCTCCAGCGCGCCGGGACGGTCGCGCCAGCCGCTATAGACGATGCCGGCGACCAGCCTGCCGTCCTCGACCACGCCGATCGCCGCGGCCGGGCCGAAATCCTCGATGCCCAGCCGGCGGCCGACCCAGGCCGCGATCTCCGCGTCGCGGCCCAGCGCGAGGGTCGGCATGGCGCGCTAGTCCTCGCCCTCCGCCGGCCGGGTCAGCGCGTCCACCTTGTCCTGGATGCTGGTGAACCCGGCGCGCCGGGACTGGCGCAGCGCCGCGAAGGATTTGGGCCGTTCGACGCGGCGCTTGATGTCGTGCTCCCACAGCCCGGCCAGCCAGTCCTCCAGCCCGGACCCGGAGAGCGGTTCGCCGTCGGCGCCGAACGGCACCGGATAGGTGACCGCGGGACCGTCGTCGCTCGCCCATTTGACGGTGACGAAGCCGTCATCGGTGACATCGAGGATCCTGTATTGCGCGATGGCCATGTCGTGCTCCCTGGTTTGGAGGGACGTATCGAAGGGCGGGCTCAGGTCTTGACGATCCAGTTCATCACCATCGTCGGCTGCACGTTGTTGTGCGCCCGCCCGTTGCCCGAGATGCCGGTGTAGCCAATGACGTCGTGGGTGTGCTCGCCGGCCGAGTCGGTGTACATGGTCTGGTCCTTCGTGTTGCCGTCCCGGTGGACGAAGTTTGCGCGGGAGGTGTCGTCGGCCGTCCCGATCCCGTGGGTGTGCGCGCCGGCGCTCGCCGCGGCCAGGCTCCCCGGCGTGTGGCTGTGCTGGGGCATCTCACTGATTTGCAGCATGTGCGTCTCCGCGCCGCCCGCCGCCCCCAGCCGGTCGCCGTCGACCCCGCCCGTCCGGTCCGTCAGCCGCGCCGCCGCGGTGCCGCCCATGTCGTCCCTGCCGGCGACCGCGCGGCCGCGCAGATCGGGCAGGGCGAAGGTGGTCCGCCCGTCGCCCGCGCCGTAGGTCTCGCCGATCGCCGCGAACAGCGCCGCGTAATCGGCCCGCGAGACCGCCTGGCCGTGGCACAGCAGCCAGCCCGCCGGCGCGGAGGCGCCGGCGAACGGGGCCACCATCCCGGCCGGCAGACCGGAGAGGCCGGACAGGCCGGTGACGCTGGCCCCGTCCTCGACGGCGAGCGACGCGCCGCGTTCGAGCCTCAGCGTCGAGCCGTCGAGCACGTCGAACGCGTCCTCGCGGAAGCGGAAATCGACCGCGCCGGCGAGCCTCACGTCGATCCGGTCGTCGTCGGCGGCGGCGATCGAGGTGTCGCCGTCGCGGTCGAGCACGAGCGCGTTGCCGCCGAGCGAGACCCGGTCGGTCGACAGGCTGAGCGCGCCCGGCGTGCCCTCGCCGTCCTCGATCGGACGCAGCGCGTCGTCGATCCCCCGGTTCACGTTCGAGACCTGCAGCAGGTCCTTGTAGGTGTCCTTGGGCTTCTTGCCAGTCAGTGCGGTCATCAGATCAGTCCCCGCCCGGTTTCGAGCTGATAGGTCAGCGTTTCCCATTCGAGCTGGTCGGTGCTCTCGGAGATCAGCCTGGCGCCCAGCGTGTAGCCGAGCCCGTCGGCGGCGCGCCATTGGGCGATGGTGCTCGCCCCCTCGCCGCGCCAGTCGAAATCGTCCCACACCTCCCATGCGGTCTCCGCGTTGTCCCAGCCCGAATCGGTCGGGCCGAACCCGGTGGCGACCGGCGCGGCGCCGGCGCTGCGGAAATCGGCCAGCGCGCCGAGCCCGATCAGCGCCTCCGCCTTGCCGCGCAGCACCGGGCGCAGGCAGATGCAGCGCTTGAGCAGGTCGCGCCGGCCGAAGCCGTTGAACGCGGTCTGCACGTCGCCGGCGATCGCCGCCCCGGCATCGGTGGTGCCGGTCATCCGGTTGACCGTCCCCGGCGCGGCGCCGAAATGGGCGGTCTCGCCGAACACCGCCCAGACATGGCTGTCGATCCCGGTCCAGCGCGTCCAGGCGCCGGTCTGGGTGTCCATCGCGTATTGCTCGAACCGTCCGCCGCCGAGGGGGGCGTTGACGATGGTGCGCCCGGCGCGCGAATGGACCGTCACCTGCCAGCCGGTATCGGCGCCGTGGCGCGCGACCGCCTCGACCAGGGTCGGGCGGATCTTGTCCGACACCACGCCGTTCGGGGTGAGCGAGCCCTCGCTCACCAGCCGGGCGATCGAGATCAGCCCTTCCGAGGTGAGCACCAGCAGGTCCGAGCCGCGCCTTGCCGCGCCGCGCACGTCGACCGCGGCGCCGGCGCGGAACACGCCGACCAGACTCCAGTCCGACCCCGGGTCGTCGCCGCGATAGACCGCGATGTCGCCGGACGACATGCAGAACACCGCGAGGTCCTCGCCGATCCCGCCGCCGCCCCAGGCGTCCGACCCGCCCTCGACGTTCCACGACCCCATGCAGACCAGGTTGCCGCCGAACTGGCCGACCCGCGACAGCGGGAAGCGCGCGAGCCGGCCGCCGAGGGCGTCGGTCTCGGAGTACCAGAAGTCCTGGCTGTCGCGCTCGAAGAAGTAGCTGCGCGAGCGGTGGGTCATGATCCCGACCAGCCTCTCGGCGGACAGCCCCTCGCCGGAGAGCGGCATGGCCTCGACCGCGTTGCCGTCGAAGATCTGCGGCGCGTCGGTTCCGTTGACCAGCCCCATGCGGCCGTTGAAGTTGACGCTCTGCCAGCGGTTGCCGGCGAAGCCCGAAGCCAGCCGCGCCGGCGCGCCGGACACGTCGTGCAGCCCGCCATCGGCCGCGGCGATCAGCTTGCGCGTCGTGCCGGCGTGGAACCCGGCCAGCGTCTCCACCGGCCCCGCCGCGAAGCCCGATGCGAGCGGCTGGAAGCCCTCGCGCACCGAGAGCGCGGTGATCCCCGGGTTCCAGTTGTCGAGCCTGACCGCGTCGGTCGGCGGCATCAAAGTGAGCGAGTCGCGGGTGTTCAGCCCGCCCACCGGGGCCGGGACGGTGACCGTCATGGTGGCGGCGCGGCGCCGCCTGGCGCGTCGTCGCCTCAGCATCGGCCGAGCCCCGGGAAGCCGCCATCCGGGATCGCGGCGGCGAGCATTCCGGGCGCCGTGCCGTCGAGGCGCAGCGTCTGCCTGCCGCCGTCGCGGGCGATCGCGCGGGCGAGCACCGCGAGGTACTCGTCGAGGTCGTCGTCATAGGCGAGCCCGACGGCCTTCTTGAAGCGCCATTTCACCCCCATGGCGGCGATCTCCTCGGATAGCGCGAAGCGGTCGTCGTCGGCCTCCCAGCTGCGCCGCCCGGCGCCCGAGGCGGCGATCGCGATGCCCGAGGTGACGTATTCGAAGGCGATCTCGCTGCCCGCCTCGGCCGGCGCCGGGTGGAGGTGGAAGGCGCCGCCATAGATGCGGAAGCAGCGCCCGGAGGCCGGGCCCGCCGCGGCCGCGCGGAGCGCCTGCCATTGCGGGCCGCTGAGCGGGCCGTCGAGCCGGCTCGCGGCCGCCCGGTCCCAGGCGGTGCCGTCGACGATATGGCCGAAATCCGCCGGCAGCCCGGACGGCTGGACGGTCGCGGCGGCGGCGGCGAAGGCGTGCTCGCGCACCAGCGCGGTCCAGTCCGCGCTCGCCGCCATCGAGAAGATCTCCTGGCGCGCGGCGGCGAGCAGGCGGATCGCGGTGGTCTCCGGGTTGTCGACGATGGTGGCGGGCGGCGCCACCCCGGCCTCGGCGGCGGCTTCGCGGCAGATCGCGAGCAGGCTCATCGGCGGCGCTCCCGCTGGCGCGGCTCGGCCTTGCGCAGCCGCGCGTTGTCGGATTCCAGCCGCCCGGTCTCGCGCTTCAGCCGGGCGATCTCGGCGCGCAGCGCGGTCTCGGTCTCGGTCTGCGGCTGGAGGAACTGGCGCGCCCGTTCGGCGAGCGCGGCGGCGTTCTCGCCGATCCGCTGCCTGAGCGCCTCGTCGGCGTCGGCGACCTGCTCGACGGTGAGCACCTCGAGCGCCTTGAGCTCGGCCACCCCCGCCACGGTGAGGTAGGGCCAGTGCTCGATCGGCGTGCCGGTCGGGCGCTCGCGCCTGGCCTCGAAGGCGGCCCAGCGGTCGGGCCAGCGCGCCCGGTCGGCGTCCGACACCCGGCGGTCGACGACGCTGTTGCGGTCGCCCGGTACCAGCACCCGGACATAGGCGATCTCGTCGAATACCGGGCGCCCGCGCTCCTCGCTGCGCGCCGGGTTGCGCACCGCGCGCATGTAGAAATGCGGGATGCAGTCGTCGCGCCCGCCATTCTGCTGCTCGGCCGCGAAGGTTTCCCAGTAGCCGGTATCGTCGGGAACCGGTTGCATGGCTCGTCCTTTCTGGTTGGTGGGCCCGGTTCGTCATTTCGACGGAGCCCGGAGGCGCGCCCCCACATCGTCATTTCGACGGACCCCGGACGTGATCCGGGGCGGAGCCGTGCGTCAGCACGGCGGCCCCACTCTCGTCATTTCGACCGGAGCCGTGCGTCAGCACGGCGGCCCCCCATCGTCATTTCGACCGGAGCCGTGCGGAGCACGGCGGAGTGGAGAAACCTCGTCCCCACGGGGCAGGGAGGTTTCTCCACTTCGCGCTTCGCGCTCCGGTCGAAATGACGAAGGGGGGCACGGGCGCGCCGCAATTCGCGTTCCAGCCCGGCCGATGGTCCGGCTCCCCTCGTCATTTCGACGGAGCCCCCCCCTCGTCATTTCGACCGGAGCCGTGCGGAGCACGGCGGAGTGGAGAAACCTCGTCCCCAGTGGCCGGGAGGTTTCTCCACTACGCGCTGCGCGCTCCGGTCGAAATGACGAGGGGAGGTTGCCCGTGGGGCAGGGAGGTTTCTCCACTGCGCGCCTGCGGCGCTCCGCCCCGGATCAAGTCCGGGGTCCGTCGAAATGACGGGTGTGGTCCTAGCCCGCCCGCGGGTGGGCGACGATGGCCGGGCGCGCGGCGGCGGCGGCGCCGGCGGCGGTGGTGATCGCGATGCCGGCGATTTCGGTCTGGTTGCTGTTCGCGTCGTCGAGCTTGCCGGCCCGCGCGGTGGTGTAGAGCGCGGTGTCGGCGGCGCAGCGCGCGAGCACGTTGACCTTGAGCGCCGCGCCCTGGCCGGCGGTGGCGACCCAGCCATACCCGTCCTTGGCGAAGGCGGCCTGGGCGAAAGCGACGGCGTGGCCGGAATCGACCGCCGCCTTGGTTCCGGCGGAGGCCTTGAAGGCCTCGTCGACGGTGACGTAGTCGTAGCGCGCGATCGCGCCGGCGGCCCGGACATAGAGCCATTCGGTGCCGTCGGTGCCGGCGATGCGGGTGCCGGGCGCGTGCTCGGCGGCGGCGGTGGGCGAATCGATGCGCGCGCCGGCGAGCGGCGCGGTGGCGTGGTGGATGGACATGGCGGTTTCCCTGGGTCGGTGTGCGGGGCGGTCCTTCGATACGCGCCCTCCGGGCGCTGCTCGGGATGAGGGGGAGAAAAACCTCACCCCGGGCAGGCCCGAAGCGGCGTATCAGGGGCCGCGGGGCTAGGCGTGGATCACGCCCTGGCGGGCGGCGTTCGACATGGTGAGGTTGCCCATGAAGATGATCGGGATCACGGTCGCGTCCTGGTTGACCGATTGCCGCTTGTCCAGGGGCTCCATGTTGGCGTCCCTGTGCGGGCGCCAGAACAGGTAGTCGGTGTTGAGCATGTACATGTGCGCTTCCGGGCACTTGTCGTCGTACATCACCGGGGCCGACCCGCCGGGGCCGTAGAACTGGATCGAGCGGAACCCGGCGCCCGCGTCCTCCTCGGACGAGATGCGCTGGATCGCCTGCAGCGACTGCCAGTAGTGGTTGAAATAGACCGTGTCGGCGACGATCAGGCTCGGCGCGTCGGCGCCGCGCAGGCATTTGAGCCAGAGCGCGTTCATCGCCTTCTGCATGGTGTCGGAGCCCGGCGTCACGCTCTCGTCGGAGAAGTCGTAGACCTGGTTGCGCCAGAACCCGAACGAGCCCCGGTCGATGCCGCCGACGATGCCGGTCGAGGGGTCGTCGGCGACCAGCGAGCGCAGCCCGCCGATCTGCTTGCCCGACGAACCGGTGCCGTCGGAATAGACCCCGATCGACAGATTGTTCATCATCGTCTTCTCGGCGTTCTTGATGCGCCGGTCGACCAGGCGGAGCGACTGCTCCTTGCCGGCGTTCTTGCGCTCCTCGGCGCCGGAGACCGAGACCACCACGGCCGCCTGCTTCCACTCGTACTCCGCCGAGTCGAAGACGTCCGAGGGCGAGATGTCGAGCACCTCGTAGCCCGAATAGTACTTGAAGGTCTGGTTCTCGGCGTATTCCAGCTCCTCCACCAGGGTGCGCCCGCCATCGGCGGCGTCGACATGGCCCTCCCGGTCGAGATAGCGCAGCACCGCGTTGTGGTTGAGGATGTTGTCGGCGAGCTGGCCGCGGCGGTTGCGCAGCGTGGTGGTGACCAGATCGCCCAGATTGGCGTTTGCCATGTGTCGGTTCCTTGTGTCTCGTTGGGCTTGTCTCGGGGGTGTGTCTCGGGGGTTACGCGCCGACCATCCGGTCCCACACGCGCTCCAGCTCCTCGCGATGCGACCGGGCAGGCGGCAGCGCGGAGCCCGCCGGTTCGGAGCCGCCGAGCGCGGCCCGTCCGGCGTTCCTCGCCTTCGCAATTTCGGTCTTGCGGGCGCTTTCGCGCCGTGCCGCCAGCTCGGCGTCGCGCGCCTCGAGCGCCTTCTGCCTCGTGGCGGGGTCGGCCCAGACGGCCTGTTCGTACGCGTCTTCGAAGCTCGCGGCCGCGCCCGCCCCGATCAGCGCCGAGAGCTTGGGCCGGACCGCGTCGAAATGGGGGAAGCGCGGCCTTCCGTTGGCGTCGGCGGACCGCGCGCGGGCGTCGAGCTCGGCCTCCATCGCGGCCAGCTGGCGCAGCTCGTGCTGCTCGGCGGCGTAGCGTTCGAGCGTATCGAGGAGCTCGTCCGACCGCGCCGTTGGGTCGGGCGGCGCGCCGGCCGGGGTGTCCCCGGCGGCGTGGGCGAGACCGTAGGATTCGCCGATCATCGCCAGCGCCGCCTCGGGGTCCCGCTCGATCAGCGCATGCGCTTCGAGCAGCCGCGAGACCGCCTC